TCACGGCTCCGTTCCACTAAAGCATGGAAAGAGCTCGAAAGAGAAGTTGAAAAATCAGAAAAAAAGGATGAAAGTGAGTCACTTAAAAATCTGGAAAAGATTATCAAACCAAAGGTGATAATTGAAAAACCTACAGCTTAGTTCTACCTTAATTGTCGTTGGACTTTCCCTAAGTGGGTGTTTCATGCCGTCAGGTATAAACCCCACTTTAGGGTGTTCACCTATAACTGGATGTACATCTAAAGATTACTATTTGCCTGGCCGAGGTGTTTGGGCTCCTAAACCTATGATTCAAAGAAAATCTATGATAGGTGCTCTTGGGGGTGCTGCTGTAGGATCATATCTAGGAGCATCAAAAAGTCCCTTAGTTGCAGCTACTTATGGTATAATTGGTTTGGTTATAGGTCATCAAATTGGTTCTGCTTTTGATAAAGTAGATGAAATGCACGCTGCGGCCAGATTAGAATATGCTCTTAATAATAATCCAGATGGGGTATATACAAACTACAATCGTGGACAAGTATCTGTTCGGTCAAAACCAACAGCCACACAAGGCAGCTGCCGAGAATTTGTATCAGATGTACAGGTTGGAGGCAAAGCTAAAAAACTAAAAGGGACTGCTTGTAAAGTTAATGGTGAATGGGAATTGAAAGAATTGTATAACTAGCTGGTGTAGCTGAGGGGCTTAGCAAGGGTTTTGTAAACCTTAGACGGTGGTTCGATTCCATCCTCCAGCACCAAAAATATTAAGGAGAAATTTGTTGAAAAAAGAATATGAGAAAGAATACAAAGGTTTGTATGTAGAAGTTCGTAATAACAATGTTGAAAAAGCATTACGGGTTTTGAAAAAGAAAATACAAGAAGATGGTATTCTCAATGAATTGAGAAATCGAGAATTTCATCAAACCAAAGGTGAAAAACGTAGAAAGTCTCAAGCAGCTGCAAAACGTAGAACCCAAAGGGCTCTACAGAAACGTATGGATGAACAAGGTTACTAGATGATAAATAGTGTTATGGTTAAACGTAAACTACAGGTTCTAACGGATAATTCTTCTTGGGAAGCGCCTAAGAAAGTTCGAAAACCCCGTAAACCCATGACAGAGAAACAGAGGGTTGCAGCTGCAAAGCGTCTGGAGAAAGCCAGAGAGGCACGGGCTGCGAAAAACCCTGAGTATGGTCTATCTAGTATACACACATCTTTAAGAGATTTACCAAACGACCATCAACTACACCCTAAGAAAGTGAAGTTGTGGATCAAAACTCAAAAAGAGATTTTGAAAGCTGAACGTGCAAATCTCCGAAATAAAATTAAAGGTTCGGTATCTAAGGTAGCTGAACACAAATCTTATATTCGTAACATGAAGAAATACCTTAGAGATGGTGATTGGGTTGATGATTTCTATGGTGAATACATGGACAAAAAGATTAGCAGACGATGCATAGCACAGGGATATTATTGGTATGGCCCAAATAAAGGTGAACTGAAATTTGATGTGGGTGTGTGGTATCCTCTGTTAGGTTGTGTATATACACAAGAAATGTATAACGAAGATGAGGAAATGAAAAATGCCAAGTCAACAAAAAGATAACGTAATACAAGGCCCGTGGAAAAAAGAGGTAAATCAGCCTGATATTGATATAATGCAAGTGCAAGAAGACCTTGCTTTTGCAGATGATCTGTTAAAGAATGTTATGGTTCAATTGATACACACCTTAGGCCAGAATGGCATTGATGTTAATGAAAACGACTTTATCCGTGATTGCGGGATAATTATAGAAGCAGTGAAAGCAAGTATATATAGAGATATGGGTTTTGAACATTTGCTACAGGACTTTGCAGAACACTTTGTAGACCTTACAATTGAAGCTGATGATACACCAACTACAGCAGTGAATTTAGAAGAAATTGAACTTTTTCTAAAACAAATAAAGGATGATGATGATGGCCCCGAAGTTTCATAACCCATTTCCCCATATAATGCTCACATGGTGGTATAATGATATTAGTTGACATGAATCAAATATCCCTAGCCAATGTTATGATGCATTTGCACATGACCAAGTTCGACCGGCCGGAGGATAACACAGTTCGGCACATGATACTAAATTCGTTGCGTATGTATCGTACCAGATTTTCTTCTGAATTTGGTGAATTAGTTTTGTGTTATGATTCCAAACATTACTGGCGCCGTGATTACTTTCCTCAATATAAGGCTAGTAGACGTACTAAAAGAGCAACGGACAGTAAGAATTGGGATGCTATTTTTGAATGCCTGAATACCATCAAAGCAGAAATCAAAGAAAATCTTCCATATAAAGTTTTAGAGGTATATGGTGCAGAGGCAGATGATATAATTGCAGCCTTATGTCTTGAATTAGAGTTTGACAATGGTAAGACATTGATTCTCTCTGGTGATAAAGACTTTATTCAGTTGCAGAAGTATACCAATGTTACACAATACAGCCCTATTACCAAAAAATTTGTTAATGGGGAAGACCCTAAACAATATCTAAAAGAACATATATTGAACGGTGACTCCAGTGATGGAGTGCCAAATGTACTTTCCCCAGATCATACTTTTACAGATGGATTACGTCAACGTCCATTAGGTAAGAAGAAAATAGAAAAATTCCTTGACGTTGGATTTCCCAATGGTGAGGTGGAAAGAAACTTTCAGAGAAATGAAAAATTAATAGACTTAACCAAAAGTCCTAACAATATATTTCACGATTGTCTTAAAGCATATAAAGATGCACCAGAAGGTGACCGTAGCAATTTATTAAATTATTTTATAGAGAAGAGGTTGAAAACCCTCACTGATTCGATAGGAGAATTCTAAATGCCAATTTCTACATATACACCTCTATTTTCAGAGGTTTTAACTAAACTAGGTAAAATCAAAACCAAAAAAGGTAAGGTATCTTACCTAAAAGAACACAATACAGATGCTTTACGCATAGTAATAAAATCATCGTATGATCCTAATGTTGTGTGGCTGTTACCAGAGGGGAATGTTCCTTATGTTCCAAACGATGCGCCAGAAGGTACAGAACATACAGACCTTGCATGGGAAGCAAGAAAATTGTATAACTACGTTAGAGGCGGAAATAACGCTTTGTCTCAGAATAAACGTGAAGCCATGTTTGTTCAGTTATTGGAAGGTCTACATCCAGACGAAGCAGAACTCTTGGTTGCTGCTAAGGATAAATCTCTGCATAAAATGTACAAGGGATTGTCAACAAATGTAGTTAAAGAAGCATTTAATTGGAATGATGAGTTTATGGTTATCGAAGATGCTACATATCCACAGGCCACAGGTACTGCATCAGGTGTACATTAATATATCAAGAATGTTGAATTATGAAAGAAGAGGTTACTTATGGGTAGAATGAAAGATTGGGCGATGGACATGGAAGATGCAGTTGCAACTGCCGTTGAAAGTGGTGCAAAGTGTGCTGGCGATGTTGATGCATATGTCAAAACGGTAATGCCGGGTTATGACAAAAAGTTTGTTGAAAAAACCGCAATCGAAATTTTAGGTGAATGTGGAGATAGTCCTGATGGATGAACCTTGGCGTTGCCCGGAATGTAATACATTATTAAACCCCTCAACTGTATCCGATGCGTTAATTGGTTCTCAAAGATGTTATAGATGTGATCTTGAAGCACATTTGCCTGTTGATGTCCGGCGTGATATAATTGAGGGATTTATAGAAAATAGTGATTGTTATTTTTTACAACTTGAATCCAATTCCGTGAGAACTACCAGCAGAAAAGTCTGATGAAATTGTATGCTACACTTCTAGCGGGACTAATTTTAGTTTCGCCAACTACAACAGCATCTCAAATATCACCAAAGCTTGTTGATGTTGATAAAGCTGTTTGTCTTGCACAAAATATGTATTATGAAGCAAGAAACCAAGGATCGGCTGGAATACTTGCTGTCACCGCTGTAGTTTTTAATAGGGTCAGAGATTCTAGATTTCCCAACACAATATGTGAGGTGATCAAACAAGGGCCGACCAGAGAAAGTTGGAAGACTCGAAAAATTAAAATTCTGCCCCCAAAAGAACGCAAATATTATCCTGTTAAAAATCGTTGTCAATTTTCTTGGTATTGTGATGGGTTGAGTGACAAACCTAAAGACCTAGAAACATATGAAAGATTTTTAAATTACGCTATAGGTTGGTTACATTCAACTATACCTTTCATAGATATTACAGATGGTGCTTTGTTTTACCATGCAGATTATGTAACACCTGGCTGGGCAAAAACAAAACAGAAAACGGTGGAAATTCAAGACCACATCTTCTACAGATGGAAACTTAGAAAATGAAAGAGACATAAATATTATGGTATTACTAGATTTAACGGAGAATGCTGCTATGAGAGAAGATCGAACCAGTTACATAGTAAGACGCACAAGAGAAGAACGCACCAAACCACACCTAGATACTTCCAACGGGGATTTAGAAAGTGAAAATATGTTATTAAGAATTGAAATCCAGCAGTTACAAGAACAATTGCAAAATTCCTATAAACGGATTGCAGAACTTTCGGCAACCGTTTTTAAAAAACGGATTGCAGAACTAAGAAACTCAAAACCTAA